AATTAGGAAGTGCTATTAATATTATTGATTACTATGAGGAACGAGGTCAAGGATTACCGCACTACATAGAGGTAGTGAATAGCAAGGATTATATTTATAAGGATCATTATGCTCCACACGATATTGAAGTCATGGAGTTCAGCAATGGCAAAACCAGAAGGGAAGTAGCTTATCAATTAGGTGTAAGGTTTAAGGTAGTTCCTAAACTTCCATTAGAAGATGGCATCCATGCTACCTTGATGACCCTGCCTAGATGCTGGATAGATACAGATCATTGCAAAAAACTAATAGATGCGTTAAGACATTACCACAGAAAATATATAGACAAGAACAGGATGTTCAGATCTAAACCTGTACATGATTGGAGTTCACACGCTTGTGATGCCATGAGATATTTATCTGTAGGAATTACAGAATTAAATACTAGACAAAATGCTCCACAAAATGTAGCAGATAATGAATATAGTATTTTATAAAAGGAATTTATTATGGGAAGTTTATTTAGTCCAAAGATGCCAGCACTACCCCCAGTTCAACCTTTGCCTGAACCGCCGAAGGCAGAACTAAGTGCAGAAGAGAAACAAAGGATAGCGGATGAACAAGCTGCTATGGAGCGTAGAAGAAAAGGTCGTAAGTCTACTATTCTAACTGGACCTTTAGGTATTGAAACAGAAGCAACCACAGAAAAGAAAACTTTATTAGGAGGATAATATGGCAATTAAGAAAATAATTAAAATGGCAAAAGAAATCATTAAACCAAAAAAAGAAAAACCTTTAGAATTAAAAAAGGAACAAGCAAAAGAAACTAAATCAGAAACAGTATCAGAAAATACTAGCTCCTTAACTAGGGAGACAAACTAACATGGGTGCAGTAGCAGCAATAACAAAACCATTTATTAAACAAAAAATGCAAGAAGCTCCTAAACCAGCTACAACACCACAACCAGTTACTCCTACGACTGCAGAAGTTTCGCAAAGTGAAGCTACAGCCGCAGATGGTACTGGAGCTATGTCAAGAAAAGTAAAACGAAAAGGAAGATCAGCTACGATATTAACTTCATCTACAGGAGTAGACCAAAGCGTTACATTAGGTACACAAAGTTTATTAGGCGGATAATGGCAAAAACAGAACTAAGCAAAAGTTTATTAAAACGATTTGATCGTCTGAAAGCTCAGCGTCAAAACTGGGAATCGCATTGGCAAGAAGTAGCAGACTACATGATGCCAAGAAAGGCAGATGTAACTAAATCCAGATCCAAAGGAGATAAGAGAACAGAATTAATTTTTGATTCTTCTCCTATGCAATCTTTGGAATTATTAGCAGCATCACTTCATGGTATGCTGACGAACCCATCCACTCCTTGGTTCTCTTTACGATTCAAAGAAGATGGAATGGAAAATGAAGATGAAGCAAAAGAATGGCTAGAGTCTGCAACAGAAAGTATGTATGCCGCATTTAATCGTTCTAACTTCCAACAAGAAATTTTTGAATTATACCACGACCTGATCACCTTTGGCACAGCCGCAATGTTTATTGAAGAGGATGAAGAAGATATTATTAAATTCTCTACGAGACACATTAATGAAATTTATATTTCTGAAAATGATAAAGGAAGAATAGATACAGTATTTAGAAAATTTAAAATCTCTGCAAGAGCAGCATTACAAAAGTTTGGACAAGATGCGTCAGACAATATTGTAACTACTGCTAGAAAAGATCCATATGAAGAAATAGAGATACTGCATGTTGTATATCCAAGAGCTGATTTTGATCCTAAGAAACAAGACAAAGCCAATATGCCTTTTGCTTCTTGTTATATTGAAGCTGGCACAGGCAATGAATTATCTATGTCAGGATTCAAAGAGTTTCCTTTTGTAGTACCTCGTTACTTAAAAGCATCTCACGAAATTTATGGAAGATCTCCAGCGATGACTGCTTTACCTGATGTGAAGATGTTAAATGAAATGTCTAAGACAACGATTAAAGCAGCTCAAAAACAAGTTGATCCACCTTTGCTTGTTCCTGATGATGGATTTATTTTACCTGTACGAACTGTTCCTGGTGGACTGAACTTTTATAGATCTGGAACAAGAGATAGAATTGAACCACTCAACATTGGTGCAAATAATCCATTAGGATTAAACATGGAAGAGCAAAGAAGAAACTCTATTCGTAATGCGTTCTATGTAAACCAACTGATGATGCAACAAGGTCCTCAAATGACAGCAACAGAAGTCATCCAAAGGAACGAAGAGAAAATGAGATTACTAGGTCCTGTGCTTGGTAGACTACAATCGGAATTGTTAAAACCTCTGATTGATAGAGTGTTTGCGATTATGATTAGAAAAAATATATTCTTACCTGCACCAGAATTTTTAGCAGGAAAAGATATTGAGATTGAATATGTATCACCACTTGCCAAAGCTCAAAAATCTTCAGAGCTACAATCTATTATGCGTGGTATAGAAATTATGGGATCACTTGCGAATGTTGCTCCTGTATTTGATTATATTAATTTTGATAAACTAGTGAAACATTTATTAGATATTGTAGGTGTGCCACAAAAAGTTTTAAAACCACAAGCACAAGTCAATGCTGAAAGACAACAGAAACAACAACAACAAGAACAAGCTATGCAAATGCAACAGATGCAACAAATAGCACAAGCAGGAGGACAAGTAGCACCATTGGCAAAAGCATTGCCAGAGGAAGCAAAACAATTAGTATCAGGGGAATAATACATGGATCAATTAAAACAATTAAAGATTAGCTATAAAAATATTTTTGAATCAGATGATGGAAAGTTAGTCATGTCTGATTTAGAGAAACGATGTCATTATCATGCTACCACCAATGTAAAAGGAGATAGCCATGAAAGTGCATATATGGAAGGACAACGCAGCGTTCTTCTATTTATAAAACAAATGCTGCTAAAGGAAAACACTAATGTCAAACGAACAGATAACGGAGAATAATTCTTCGCCTGTAGAACAAGAGACAACACAACCAACTACAACTTCTACAGAAACAACAGCACCTAAAGAAGATACATTAATATCTTCTACAACCAATACAACAGCTCAAACTTCTAAATCTTGGAAAGAAATTATTAGTGAAGAGTACAGAAAGAATCCTAACATAGAAAAGTTTACAGAGATTGATGCGTTAGCGAAAAGTTACATCAATGCTGTATCTATGATTGGTTCAGATAAAATTCCTGTACCTACGAATAATTCTACAGAAGAACAATGGAATGAAATTTATACTAAGTTAGGTAGACCAGAATCTCCTGATAAATATAAATTAGATGTAAAATCAGATGCTGTTCCTATAGAAGAATCTGCAGTTAAATCTTTTGCAGAGAATGCACACAAGCTAGGTTTAAATAATAAACAAGCTCAAGGCATTTTAGAATTTTATAAAAATAATATGGAACAGTCTGCACAGCAAATGCAAATCAATATGGAAACAGCACAAGCCGATGCAGAAGCTCAACTACGAAAAGAGTGGGGTAGATCGTTTGATGAGAATATTAAAAAGGCAGGTGCTTTAGCAAAAGCAAATATGAATCCTGCTATTTTAGATATGCAAATGAAAGATGGTACTCGTTTAGGAGATCATCCAGAAGTCATTAAAGGATTTGCCAATATTGCTAATCTAATCTCTGAGGATAAATTTATTGGTACAGACCAAGAAAATATGACTCAAGCTAGAGATTTGGATGCTGAAATAAGATCTATTGTAAACGATAGAAGTGGTCCTTATTGGAATAGAAACCATCCAGACCATGAAAGAACAGTTCAGCAAGTATTAACTTTAAGAACAATGATGAATGGATAATAAGCAATTACGATTAGAAATTGTTAGAATGATATTGGAAACGGGTTCAGAAATACATAAATCTAACCCCTTGCCAATCGCTGATAATTATTATAATTGGATTTCTAAGGAGAGTGAAAACTCTCCTAAGAAACGCAAGACAATCTCTAAACCAGACCTTGCTGACAAGAAGGAATAGACTCTGGTCTAACAGACCTTAAATGCAAGAGATGCCTGCTTTGCGGAGAACCTCTCTGTTTTATTTTTATTAATGACCATGTGGGTTGTTAATATTTAACTTTAACAAATGGAGAGACAAATATGTCTACACAAATAACTACAGCATTTGTAGAACAGTATAGTTCTAACATACAAATGTTGTCACAACAAAAAGGTTCTTTATTGAGAGATAAAGTACGCCTTGAATCAGTTGTTGGAAAAAATGCTTTCTTTGATCAAGTAGGAAGTGTTACTGCAACTGTAAGATCAAGCAGACATTCAGACACTCCTCAAGCAGATACTCCTCACTCAAGAAGAAGAGTAACTCTTGTGGATTATGAATTTGCTGATCTAATTGATGACCTAGATAAAGTAAGAATGTTGGCTGATCCAACTTCTTCTTATGCACAAGCTGCTGCTTATGCAATGGGAAGAGCTATGGATGACAATATCATCGCTGCTGCAACTGGTACTGCGTACACAGGTGTTGCTGGTGGTACTTCAACTTCTTTACCTGCAGGTCAAATCATATCTGAAGCTGGTACAGGAAGAATGACAATCGCTAAACTAAGAACTGCAAAAGAAATCTTAGACTTAGCTGATGTTGATCCTTCTCTACCTAGATTCATCGTAGTAGGTCCTAAACAAATCACAGATTTATTAGGAACTACTGAAGTTACTTCTAGCGATTACAATGTTGTCAAAGCTCTTGCTTCTGGCGATATTAATTCGTTCTTAGGATTTAACTTTGTTGTATCTAACAGATTAGCTGTTGCTTCTTCAATCAGAGACTGCTTTGCTTTCGTAAACGATGGTATTGCTTTAGCTGTTGGAAAAGATGTGACTGCTAGAATAGACGAGAGAGCTGACAAAGGTTATGCTACTCAAGTTTACTACTCTGCTGCATTTGGTGCAACCCGAATGGAAGAAGAGAAAGTAGTTAAGATCCAAGCATACGAAGGTTAATTTCGTATTTAGATGGTGGGGAGAAATCCCCACTATCTTTTTTTTAATAAAAGTATATGAAACATAAAGGAACGAATGGCTAGTACAGTAGATATTTGCAATGGAGCTTTAAACCAGTTAGGTGCATCCACCATCATTTCATTGACGGAAGATTCTAAAAATGCAAGATTATGTAATGCACGATACACACAAGTACGAGATAGCTTATTCAGATCTCACCCTTGGAATTGTTTACAAAAACGAGTACAGCTCGCATCTGATACAGCTACTCCAGCTTGGGGATTCAGTTACCAATTTACCTTACCTGCAGATTGTTTACGAGTTCTCAGAATAGAAGATTACGATTCAGATTATAAAATTGAAGGAAGAAAGATTGTGTCTAATGTACCTACGATGAAGATCTTATACATTGCACGAATTGAAGATCCTAATGAGTACGATGAAATTTTAAGAGAAACATTATCAGCAGCACTAGGTGCAGACATTGCTTATGCAATTACTTCTTCTAATCCTGTTGCACAAAATATGTATAATCTTTTTCAAGAGAAATTAAGAGAAGCAAGATTCGTAGATGCTACGGAAGGACAAAACACCATCCAAGATAATGGCATGACGGATGTCATAGACGCAGGTTCTTGGACTAACGCAAGGTTTTAAATATGGCACGAGTTGCGGTGCAATTAACGAACTTCACAGGTGGAGAATTATCGCCACGACTAGATGGTCGTAATGATCTAACCAAATACTCTTCTGGTTGCAAGACCTTAGAGAATATGGTTGTTTATCCACATGGTTCTGCTGCTAGACGACCTGGAACTCAATTTGTAGCTGAAGTAAAAGACAGCACTAAGAAAACAAGATTAATACCTTTTGAATTTTCTACAACACAAACTTATATGTTGGAGTTTGGAGATCAGTACATAAGGTTCTACAAAGATAATGGAGTTATCTTATCTGGTGGTTCAGCATATGAAATTGCTACTCCTTATTTAGAATCTGAACTGTTTGATATTAAATATGCTCAATCTGCAGATGTCATGTATATCTGTCATCCTAATCATGCAGTTAGAAAGTTATCCAGAACAGGACATACTTCCTGGACATTGACACAAGTTGATTTTACTAAAGGACCATTTCAAGATCATAATATTACTACAACTACTATGTCTGCATCACATACTTCTGTTGGTTCAACAGGAACATTAACTATATCTTCTACAACTGGTATTAATGCTAACCAAGGTTGGCTAACTACTGATGTGGGAAGATTAGTACATTTAAAAGATGGTCATTATAAAATAACAGGAAGAACATCAGCAACAGTAGTTACCTCTATTTGTGAAGTATCGCCATCTTCTTCTTCTGCTACAACGGACTTTGCTTTAGGTGCTTTCTCTGATACTTCTGGTCATCCAGGTTGTGTAACCTTCTTTGAACAACGATTAGTATTTGCAGGAACGAAAGAACAACCACAAACTTTATTCTTTTCTAAATCAGGGGATTATGAAAACATGGATGATAATTACCATGGAACAGTATCTGATGATGATGCTATTATTTATACGATTGCGTCTAACCAAGTCAATGCCATTAGGTTTATGACTGCTACTAGAACTTTAATTGTAGGTACAGCAGGTGGTGAATTTACAGTATCAGGTGGTGGAACAGATGTTGCCATTACTCCTACGAATATTTTAATTAAAAGACAATCTAACCATGGAGCTGCTAACTTAGATGCGATTGCAGTTGGTAATGTCACTTTGTTTTTACAAAGAGCAAAAAGAAAGATTAGAGAACTAGCTTATAACTTTGATGTGGATGGTTATCTTGCTCCTGATATGACAATCCTTGCAGAACATATTTCTGAATCAGGTATTACACAAATGGCGTATCAACAAGAACCTAATCAAATCATTTGGTGTGTACGAACTGATGGACAACTGATTGCATTAACCTATCAAAGAGAACAACAAGTTGTTGCTTGGCACAGACATATCTTTGGTGGATCTTTTTCTAGTGGTAATGCTGTGTGTGAATCGGTTGCTGTTATTCCTACAGATGACAATGAATACCAAGTATGGATTATTATTAAACGAACTATTGATGGTGCTACCAAACGCTATGTAGAATATTTGCATAACTTTAATTTTGATGAAACAGATAATACAGATTTTAATTTCTTAGATTCTCAACTAAGTTACTCTGGTTCTGCAACTACTACTATTTCAGGATTAGGTCATTTAGAAGGTCAGACAGTTGCTATTCTTGCAGACGGAGCTACACATCCTAGAAAGACAGTTACTTCTGGTTCTATTACTTTAGAACGATCAGCTACCAAAGTAAAAGTAGGATTACCTTATACTTCCCTTTTGCAGACTATGCGATTAGATGCTGGTTCACAGGATGGTACATCGCAAGGTAAAACCAAAAGAATATTTGATATTACATTAAGAATTTATGAGTCTATTGGTATTGAAGTAGGACCAGACTTAAACAATATGGAACGAATACCTTTTAGATCTTCTGCTACTTTAATGAACCAAGCTATCCCAGTATTTACAGGAGATAAAGAAATAGAATTTAGAGGAAACTATGAAACAGATGGTTATGTATATGTAAGACAAGATCAACCTTTACCTTTAACCATTTTATCATTATACCCAAGATTGGTAACCAATGACGGATAATATACTACATATAGTGCCTTATATTGCAAATCATGGTAAGATAATTTTATCTAGTCAAATGAACCATGCTTTAATGGATAAGGATGCAGAGTTTGATGGAGAAACAATGAATCTAGAAGAGAAAGGATTAGCTTTTACTTGTATGATTAATAATGAACCTATAGCGGCTGCTGGAATGAAATTACTTTGGCAAGGAGTTGCAGAGGGTTGGGTATTAGCTACAGCTAAAGTTTGGAATCATCCTAGAACAATAGCTCGTGCTATTAAAAAGAATTTTGCAAGATTAGCAATGGAACATAAGATACACAGAGTACAAACTGCTGTACGATCCGAGTTTGGAACTGGTATTAAATTTGCTAAGTGGTTAGGTTTAGAGAATGAGGGTTTAATGAAACGATATGGTTTTGATGGTGCTGACCATTATAGATTTGCGAGGTTATTCTAATGAGTTTTGTATTTGATATAGCAGGAGCTAGGCAATCAAGAACAATAGGAAAATACAATCAAGCTATTCAAGAAAGAAATGCAAAAGTTGCAGAACAAGAAGGTCAGCTTATACTAGATCAATTTGATAATTATACTTTACCAAAATTAGTAGAAAAAATTGATCAATTAGAAGGTGAAACTAAAGTTGCTTTTGCAAAATCTGGTGTTGAGGAGTCAGGTACTGCTCGTAAAATTAAAAGATATAACGCAGAACAAGGTGAAAAAGAAATAGAGATTGCAAGATATAATGCAGAGATAGGCAAATCAAGAAAATTTGAAGAAGCTAATTTTGCTCGTATGCAAGGAAGTCTTGCTAGAATGCAAGCTAAACAAGCTGAAATCGCAGGTTATGCTAGAGCAGGCGAAAGTTTAATGAGAATGTATGGTTAATAATATGAGAAACTATAAAAAAGAATACGCAAATTATCATTCTAAACCAGAGCAAAAAAAAGATAGAGCTGGTAGAAATGGTGCTAGAAGAATGATGAAAAAGAAATATGGTAATAGTTTACTTGGTAGGGATGTAGATCATAAAGATAGAAATCCAAGAAATAATAGTATGAGTAATTTAAGAATACAATCTAAATCAATGAATAGATCAAGGAATAGCTAATGCCTAAAATACCAACTTATAAAACATCTGGTTTAGTTCCTACGGCAGAAGCACCAAGTATTAAAACAAACATACAAGTGTCTCCATTTCAAACAATGGCAGGTGCATTAAGACCATTAGGAAAAGCAGCAGAAGATTATTATATTAGAGAAAGATCTATTGCTGAAAAAGCAGAAGCAGATAAAGCATATTTAGAAGTATCATCTGAATTAGATACAATACAAGAAAATTCAGGAAAACAATTTAATCCAGAAGAAGCAATATCTATTTTTAATAAACAATCTAAATTTATTATAGATGAGAAAATAAATCAAATTCAAAATAAAAGAGTCAAACAAATTTTACAAAATAGATTTAATACAGATATTGTTAGAAGGGGATTAAAAGTAAAAGAATCTGCAAGAAATGAATTAGATAAACTAGAAGAGTACAATTACAAAACAAAGTATCAACAAAATTTATCCAAATATAGACTTGCAACTTCTGATTCTGAAAAAAAAATTATTGAAACAGAAGTGATGACTGATGCTGATTTGAGGTCATTATATAATGGCGATAGTAAAGTAACTAAAGAAATTTCATTTGATAATATAAAAAAAGATTTATTTAAAATAGATTTTCAAAGATTGTTAGATGAAAAAAAAATATCACAAGCAGCTAAAAAAATAAAAGATATAGAAGGAAGTAAATTTTTATCTGATGCAGATAGAGAAAAATTAAAAAAAGATTTTGCTGAACAAAGTAAAGTGATTGTGCATGCTTCAGCATTAATAAATGGAATTGGTATTGTTTTAAATGATAAAGAAAAAAAAGATGCTATGAAATTTATTCAATCAGAAGGAAAATATACAGAAGCTCAAATAGCTGAAATTGGAATAAAAAATAATGCAAAAATAGAAACTCATAAAAATCTTTTATCTGCAGGTTTTTCTAATGCTGCTATTACTGGAAATCCTAGAGCAGTTGAAAGTTCTTTGAATTTGTATCGTAATTATAGATCTCAAGGATCTTTACCTTATTTAAAAAATGGAATGAAATTAACAGAAGAAGAATTGGATTTTTATGACACAATGTTATTTATGACAGATACTATGGGAGAATCTATTCCTAATGCAGTTCTTGCTTATAATTCTTATTATAAAAATAAAAACACAACCGATGTTAAATCAAGATTTGTAGATGCTAAAAAAGTAAAAGCTACTGCAGATAATATTGTAAATAATTGGTTTCAATCTGATGCTAAAAATATTGATACTGTTCAAAGATTAGTAGAAAAATATGCAAATACATTAATAAGAGTTTATCCATCTGATCAAGATAAGATTTTAGAAAAAATAGAAGAGAAGATAAAATTAAATTTTAGAAAAGATATATTTGATAATATTGTTCCTATAAAAAGAAACAGACCAGAAACACATGATGTTTCTGTAGCATCCTATATTAAAAAACTTTATGATGAAGGAAGAATTAATAAAGATGTACATGATTTAGAAGATTTAATAGCCATTGATACAGAGCAAGTTGGAAGATCTGATGTTTCTGGAGTTCAAATTGTAAACAGAAATTATCCAATGAATATTGTTATATTAAATCCTGCTAAGTCAGATTTAGATCAAAATGAATTTGCTAGTGGAATTATTACTGACAAACAACTTAAACAAAATGTATATCCTTTAGCTAGAGACGAAAGATATCAACAATATATTTTTAATATGAGAGCAAGAAATATGGATTTAGAATCTATTGGTGTTCCTTTAATTCCTTAATATGAGTAAAGAAATTTTAAATACTGAAATTAATGAAAAACAAACAATTAAATTTGCTGTAGATGAATTAGGTTTAGGTAAGCCACTTCAGCAAATACCAACAGATGTTGAATATTTTATTAATAAACAAAGAGGTGTTGGAGAAAGTACATACAGTTTTGGAAAAGCTCTTAAAGAAGCATTTAAAATAGATAATTTTTTTGTTTCTGGTTCTAATTCTTTTTTTGAAAAAGATACTCAAGAAAGAGATCTTGAATATGAAATAACAAAAGATCAATTTGATATTATAGAAACTTATCCAGAATATATGAGAAATCATTTTTTAGAAGCAAAAAACAATGATCATTTTTATATTTTAAAAAAACAAGCAGATGAAAGATTAGATGTAGAAAGAGAGCTTGCTAATTATGGATGGAAAGGAATGGCAGCAAGAGTTATTGCAGCAGCAGCAGATCCAAGTGCTATAGCTCTTAGTATTGCTACAGGTGGTTATTATGCTCCACTTATTTATGGTGGTAAGATTGCGAGAATAAAAAGAGCAATAGGTGTTGGTGCTTTAGTTGGCACAGAAAATGCCATTATAGAATCTGGATTAGTTGCGTTAGATCCTCTTAAAGATGATAATGATATTCGTTATGCTTTATACGGAGGTTTCCTTTTAGGAGGAGCTTTTGGTGGACTTAGTAAAGCTAAATTCAAAGATATAGATCAAGCATACAATAGAATGGATTTAATTGCCAGAAAATCTATGGATGAAATAGACTATGAAAATTTAAACACTTTTGCTTCTGAAAATGGAGCTACTATAAATGAAGCATTTGCAAGAAAAAGAAGATTAATTCAACCGAAAATAGAAAATAGATATGATTTTACAGTAACATCAGATTCAAAAGCAGTATCTATTTTAGATGATGATTTGGATTCTATTTCAAAAACTGAAAAAGAATGGAGAGAGGGTAAGAAAAAATTATTTGGATTCGTACCAATTCCAAGATTTAGTATGTCCAGTTCTTTAAATAAATCTCCAGATCCAGAAATTCAAAAATTATCACAAGTTTTATTTCCAGATCCTATTGTAGGTTCTCCAAATAATACAATGCTTGAATTTAAAGAAATGTCTTTAAAACAAATATCTTCTAATTTTAATAAAACGAGAGATATTGCTTATTATTCTTTTTTAAAACTTAATCCAGAATTAACAAAAGGATTTAATACTGGAAAAATTGAAACTTTCCAACAAATTATATCTGATATTATAGAATTTCCAGAATTAGCAAAAACATACAAACATGTAACACCAGAAATGATTAAACATGCAAATTATGCTTCTGCCGCACTAGATGATGCTTTGTCTATTATTGGTCAATCTGGAAGAGAAGGTTGGGGTGATATTGCTAAAAAAAGATTAAATAAAAATTATTTTCCTCATGTTCATAGTCAAGGAAAATTATTAGAAGCATTAGATGAATATGGATTAGATCAATTATATAAAGTTTATTCAAAAGCACTAGATTCGTTAAGAACAGAACTTGATCCAAAAGTATTTGATAGAATGGTTAAAGGTGTTGTTAGAAATATATCAAGTCCAAAATACAGAGGAAGCGAAGCATTTTTATCAAGAATATTCCAAGGAACTGATGAAGCTGGAATGAGAGCTTTTTTGGATGACCTTGATTTAACAAAAGAACAAATAGATGCAATATCTAATAGAATTAATAAACAAAATAATATTAAATTAGATCCTAACGCAAGAAGAAGATTGCCTTTTGATATTAATTTAAAAACAGATGTTAAGTCAATTAAAACAGGAAAAGTAAGATCTTTATCTTTAAAAGATTTGATGGATAGAAATGCTGAAAGAGTAATATCAAGATACTTAAATCAAATTGTTGGTCAAGCTGCTATGGCAAGATTTGGAGGATTTAAAAAAATTAATGACTACGACAATTTTATATCAAGATTTGAAAATAGAAACTCAACTAACTTAGCTTATACAGATTTATCAGATCATGTAGATATATTAAAAGTAGTTGGATCATCTATATTAGGAAGGCAAAATCCTTTAGAAAAAGTTGATCCAAAATCAACAAAAATGAGAAGAATAATGAGACTGGTTGGAGACTATAACTTTTTAAGATTGTTTGGACAGGTTGGTTTCGCTCAAGGAGCTGAATTATATGGAGCATTAGGAGAGGTTGGTTGGAAAACCGCTTTAAAAACAATGCCAAAATTAGAAGATCTTACTAATAGATTAGTTTCTGGAGACATGAAATTAAAAGATCCATTATTAAGAGAGTTGGATTCTTATGGTGTTTCTTTAGGTCAAGATAAATTTATGAACTCTCCAACTGCTAGACTTGAACATGATGGAGATATGTTAATGGATGATAAATCTACTTTATTTAATAATGTTGAAATTAAATCAGGACAATTTAAAAGATGGTTATCTGATTTTTCTTTTTTAAATCCAATGACAATGTTATCTCAAGTTTGGAGTGCAAAAGCATTATCTGTAAAAATTGTAGAAAATATTAAATCTTTAAAAGAAATTCATGGAACAACTAATATTTATGATAAATTAAAATTAGGAGATCAAGTTAGATATAGACAATTAACCTGGACTAAAAATCAATTTAATAATATTGCAAAAAATATTGATAAACACGCCACTATTGAAAATGGTTTTGTTAAATCATTAGGCATTGATAATTGGGATGTAGAAGCAAGATCAAGTTTTTTAGTTGGATTAAATAGATGGGTAGATCGTGTAGTTCAAAGAACAGATTTAGCTTCTATGAACAAATGGTTTACAAAGGATTTTGTTAAACTAATAATTCAATTTAGAACATTTAGTTTGGCTGCTTATGAAAAACAATTACTAAATGGATTATATACTTTAGATCAAACAAGAGGAAAAGATTTTGAAACATATTCAAGATTTATATCTTCTATGATTGGAGCTTCAACTTTTGCCGCAGCTCAAATCTATATTAATTCTTTTGGAATGAGAGATAGAAAAGAATATTTAAAAGAAAGACTTTCAGCAGAAAATTTGGCTAAAATTGGATTTTTAAGATCTTCATGGTCTACATTAATTCCTGGTGCTGCTGGTACTGTATATTCTTTATTTAGTGAAGATGATTTGTTTGGTTATGGAAGAAATACTGAATTGTCATCTAGCTTTTTAAGTGGTATTCCGTCTATTGATTTAGTAGATAATATATTTAGTGCAAGCAGGATTTTGAGTAAATCAATAACAGATCCAACTTATCAACCATCTCAAAGCGAGATGAGAAAAGCATTATCTATATTTATATTACATAATGGTATAGGTATAAAAAATGTAAATAATATGCTAGTTGATAACTTTGCAAAATAGTATATAGGAAAACAATATGACAATATCATCAACAACAGTTAAAAATTCATATAACGGAGATGGCTCTACAGCTACCTTTACCTATACCTTTAAGATCTTTGCAAACTCTGATTTGCAGGTTATTATTCGTTCTGCTTTAGGAACAGAGACAGTTAAAACATTAACTACGCATTATACAGTTACTGGAGCTGGTTCAGCATCTGGTGGAGATATTACATTTACTGCTGGAAACATTCCTGCATCTGGAGAGACAGTCGTATTAAGAAGAGCTATACCACAAACACAAGCGATTGATTATATAGCTAACGATCCTTTCCCTGCTGAATCTCACGAAGAAGGTTTAGACAGAGCAACTATGGCAATCCAACAGCTTCAAGAAGAAGTAGATCGTGCTATTAAATTATCCAGAACCAATACCATTACATCTTCTGAATTTACTGTAGGTGCTGCTAATCGTGCTAATAAAGTTTTAGCATTTGATGCTTCTGGAGAACTTTCCGTTGCACAAGAATTAGGACAATTTCAAGGCAACTGGTCTGCTGGAGAAACTTTTGCACAAAGGGATTTAGTTAAAGATACTTCTAACAATAATATTTATATTTGCTTAACTGCACACACTTCTTCTGGTTCACTTCCTATTAGTTCTAATGCGGATGTGGCTAAATGGAGTTTAATTGTAGATGCTGCTAGTGCTACAGCTTCTGCAGCCGCAGCTGCAAGTTCTGCAACAGACGCAGAGACAGCACAAACAGCCGCTGAAGCAGCTCAAGCTGCAGCAGAGTTAGCAGAGACCAATGCTGAAACTGCAGAGACTAATGCTGAGACGGCTCAAACTGCAGCAGAAACAGCACAGACTGCTGCCGAGTTAGCAGAAAGTAATGCTCAAACTTCAGAAACAAATGCTGCAAATTCTGCAACATCAGCTTCTGGTTCAGCAACAACTGCAACTACACAAGCTGGTATCGCAACGACACAAGCATCTAATGCTAGTACATCAGCATCCAATGCCGCAACATCAGAAAGCAACGCAGCTTCATCTGCAAGTGCAGCTAGTACATCAGCATCTAACGCAGCAACATCTGCTACTAATGCTTCCAACTCAGCTAGTGCCGCTTCTACCTCAGCTTCTAATGCAGCTACTTCTGCAACTAATGCTTCTAATGCTCAGACAGCAGCAGAGACTGCACAAGCCGCAGCTGAATTAGCTTATGACAATTTTGACGACAGATACTTAGGACCTAAAGCTAGCGACCCTTCAACAGACAATGATGGTGATGCTTTGATAGATGGTGCTTTGTATTTTAATACAACAGGAAATGTACTTAAATATTGGGATGGTTCTGCATGGCAGAATGTTGAAGCTACAGATACATCATCTTTTGCAACTAACGGATTTGCTATTGCAATGGCAGTTGCTCTCTGATGCAAACTCTAGACTGTAAAAAATGTTCTGACAATTTATCATTAGATAATTTTTATTTTAATAAAAATGGTAAATACAAAAGACAAAATATCTGTAAAAAATGCATGAACATTTATGACTATAAAACAGACAAAAATTTTAAATTAAAAAAAGCATACGGAATTACTTTAGAGCAATATAATGAATTACTATCTAGCCAAAATCATAAATGTGCTATTTGTAACATAGATAATAATGGTAAATATCGTAATAAACCAAGAGCTTTTGCCGTAGATCATTGTCATTCTACAGGTAAAATTAGAGGATTATTATGTAGTGATTGCAACACTGGTATTGGATTGTTAAAAGATAATGTTAATTTTTTAGAATCTGCTATTAAATATTTGAATAAAAATAGAAATTAATATAAGGAGAACATATGGCACAAAACTTTAGAAGATACACAAGCAACGATGTAGGTACATCTGCTGCTACATTATTTACTGCTGACAGTTATGATACAGTAGTAGGTATTTCAGTAGCGAATGTAACTGGTTCAAGTGTAATTGCTTCAGTTTATATCAACGATGGTTCAAACGACATTTATCTAGTCAAAGATGCACCGATACCTGCTGGTTCTGCATTACAAGTATTAGATGGTGGAGCTAAGTTTGTGGTTCAATCAGGAGATGCTTTAAAAGTAATTTCTGATACTGCAAGTTCATTAGATGTTTGGGTTTCCACAGTTGATGCAATTAGTACATAGGAGAATTAATGCCTTTCATTGGTAATCAACCAGCATTAAGTTACACAAGTTTTGCTAAGCAAGACTTCACTACAAGTGCGACTACTGCATATGTACTTGACCAAGCAGTAACCAATGAAAACGAAATTGCATTATTCATTAACTTTGTAAGACAAGAACCTACAACTGCATATACTGCTAGTGGCACAAGTTTAACTTTAACTTCTGCTACATCTGCTAGTGATGATATGTATGCAATCTTTTTAGGTAAAGCTGTGCAAACAGTTAATCCACCTGCTGGCTCAGTTAGTTTAGATAAAATAGATTCTACTGCTAAATCTTTTTTAACTAGAAATTATAGAAACATCATCATCAATGGTGATATGAGTATTGCTCAAAGAGGAACTTCTACTGTTTCTATAACTGCTAGTGGTTATTATACAGCTGATAGATTTAGAACAGTAGCATCTTCTTTTGGAGCTTGGACACAATCTCAAGATACAGATGTTCCTAGTGGTCAAGGTTTTTCAACATCTTTAAAATTAGATTGCACAACTGCTGATGCTTCTCCATCTGCATCTGACGTTTTTTTTATTCAACAAAGAATTGAAGGTCAAATATTACAATATTTAAAAAAAGGAACTGCAAATGCAGAAAGTCTAACATTATCTTTTTGGGTTAAATCAAATAAAACAGGAACATATATTTTAGAATTATATGATGCTGATAATTCAAGACAAATTTCAAAATCATATACAATAAATAGTGCATCAACTTGGGAAAAGAAAACTTTAACTTTTGCTGGAGATACAACAGGTGTTTTTGATAATGATAATTCAGCTAGTTTAGATGTAAATTTTTGGTTAGGTGCTGGTTCTACTTATACGTCAGGAACTCTAAATACATCTTGGGGTGCAAGAGTAGATGCAAACAGAGTTGTAGGTCAAGTCAATCTTGCAGACAGCACATCTAACTACATCAACATCACAGGCATACAATTAGAAGCTGGAACAACTGCATCTGATTTTGAGTTCTTGCCTGTTGATGTGAATTTAGGAAGATGTCAGAGGTATTTTCAATCTTTAAATGGTGCAGATGCAACAGCATTAGGTGATGGAATTACTCAAACAAGTACAACATCTAGAATTTATGTTAGTTTTATAAATCCAATGCGTTCATCTCCAACGGCAACTTTTTCTACTTTAGCTATTACTGATTCTGTAAATTATGGACCAGCAGTTACTTCTATTGATGCTATTGCAAGTGGAACAACAAGTGCAAGATTAAGTTTAACACATAATAGTGGTGCTTCAGCACTTCGTCCTGCAATGTTAATATTAAATAGTGCAAGTGGATATTTACATTTAAGTTCGGAGTTATAATTATGATTAATACAGTTACAAAAAAATATGACACTTTTACAAATAGATTTGTAAGTTATGAAATAGTTTATAATAGTGGTTTAGTAGCAACTGTACCACTAGACCCAGCAAACACAGATTACCAAGCAATACAAGAGTGGATTGCAGAAGGAAACACAGTAATAGATAACGGAGCAAATAACTAATGGCAATAACAAAAATACAATCAGAAAGTCTTAACCTTGCAGACGACTTTGCATTTACTGGTACAATTACTGGTGCTGGTGGTGGAAAAATTTTACAACATGTTACTAATACATCTGGATCAGGAACTTCAACAACTGCAACTGGATTTACTGCTACTTCTGGATTGCCAACTGTTAGTATAACACCAAGTTCAACATCAAGTAAAATACTTGTTTTTGCAAATTTTGGAGAAATGAAAGTAAGTAGTGGTGAAGGTTATATAACTATATTCAGAGATAGTGTTGATTTAGGAAGAAATAATTACGGAATGACTGGAACAAGATCAACAACAACAACTCCTGCTGGTGCTGGAATTATTACGGATATTCCAAACACTACATCTCAAATTACTTACACCGTTAGAGTAAGAGGTGGCACAGGAGTTACAGTTACTGTAGGTGGAGTTGGACAAACTTTAACATGTTTAGAATTAGGAGCATAAAATGGCAACAAGTGGAAATAAAATAGTTGAAGCAGTAAAATTAATAAATCCTGATGCACAATTTAGTGTAACTGATGAAGATATTAATAAAATTCAATGGCACAATGGAACTACACCTATTTCTAAATCAGAAATAGAAGCCATGATACCAATTGTTGAACAAGAAATGGCACAAGCACAATTAGATAGAGAAACTAAAAAACAAGAAGCTGAAGTAATTATGGAACAATTAGGATTAACCAAAGAACACTTAAAAGCATTAGGATTATAATATGGCATATTTAGGAAGACAACCCATTGTAGGAAATTATCAAGTACTAGACGCACTTACAGCTACGACTACTGATACCTATGCACTAACAAAAAATAGTGTTGCAGTATTTCCACAAACTCCAGCGAACTGCATTGTATCGTTAAACGGAGTTATTCAAGCACCTTATGATTCTTATACTATATCAGGTTCTAACATTGTATTTGCTTCTGCTCTAACTGGTTCTGATAGCATAGACTTCATTACAGTATTAGGAGATGTATTAAATGTAGGTACTGTATCCGATGGTACGATTGGAATTGCTAAACTATCTGCAACAGGAACTCCAAGTTCTTCTACTTTTCTAAGAGGTGATAATTCTTGGGTATCTGCTGGTGGTGCTAACACTCCAGCTTTTGAAACATATATGTCATCAGGACAAACTGGTGTTGCAGATAATGTTTTTGTTAAATTAAATTTTAATACAGAAAGGTTTGATACTAACAGTTATTATGATACATCTACATATAGATTTACACCTTTAGTAGCTGGTAAATATTATATTTACGCACAAGCATATTGTTATCCAACATCAGCAGATAGTATTTATTCTGCTGATATTTCTATTTATAAAAATGGAAGTAATTATAAATATGCTAGTTTTAGAGCAAATTCCTCTTATCCAATAGGTGAAGTTACTAAATTTATTGGTGCAACAATAGAATTTAATGGAAGTACAGATTATGTTGAAGTTTATGGAAGAATAAATGTAACAACAAGTACAGGAAATTTTGAAGGTACATCTGCTACTAATGTATTTGGCGGATACAAAATTATAGAATAGGAATTATTATGACAAACTTATCAACTAAAATAAAACTATACGCAAACCAAGAAATAGATTTTACTAAAGATGTAATTCTACAAGACAACTCCGATGGTAAAGGAGTATTCATAGCTGAATGGAACTTACCTATTGCTAAACCTACTAAAGCACAATTAGATGCACTTGATGCACAAGCAACTACTTATGAGAACAATGAAAAGATTAAAGCAACTAGAAAATCTTTATATGGTTCTTGGGATAAGCAATTAGAAGAAATTTACGATAATGGAATAGATAGCTGGAAAGCTAGAATAGCACAAATCAAAGCTGATAATCCTAAGGAGTAAGACATGGCTCTTATTTCTGTTTCTAATAACGCCTTACAAAATATAACGGCAGTACCAGCTTCTGTACCTACTGGTGCTTTAGTATTATTATCTACCCAAACTGCAAGTAGTTCAGCTTCTATTAGCTTTACATCAGGAATAGATAGTACCTATGATTCCTATGTGTTTAAGTTTATCAATGTTCACCCATCTATTGATACTGTAAGATTTGAATTTAATGGAAGTACAGATGGCGGTTCTAACTACAATGTAATAAAAACAACTACATATTTTAGTGCTTATCATGCTGAAGCAGATGATACTGCTGTTTTGAATTATCAAACTTCAAGAGATTTAGCTCAATCAACATCTTTTCAAAATTTAGGATATTCAGATAGTAATAATGATGATGCTTCTTTATCAGGAACATTACAATTATTTAATCCTAGTTCCACTACCTATGTAAAACATTTTATTTCTGAAAATAATGTAATGCATGCATATCCTATGCCTTTGAGTAGTTATGTTGCTGGTTATTTTAATACTACAAGTGCTATAAATGCAATTCAGTTTAGATATGATGCTGGCAACATTGATGACGGCATCATCAAAATGTATGGAGTGAAATAATGCCTTTACTGTATCACAACAATAACTCTATCTCTAATGTAACTTCATTCCCACAAGTACCTAGTGGAAGTCCTGTATTATTATCTACGGCTACTGCATCAGCTTCTAGTTCTATTAGCTTCACAAGCGGTATTGATACCACCTATGATGTTTATTATTTTGAGTTTATCAATATTCACCCAAGTGTTGATGATGCAAGTCTTCAATTTAATTTAAGTACAGATAGTGGAAGTAATTATAATGTAACTAAAACCACAACTTTTTTTAGAACTTGGCATGGAGAAGATGATGCTTTAACTACATTGACATATGATGATGGTAGAGATTTGGCACAATCAACAGGTTATCAAATTATAGGTGCAGGAGTAGGAACAGATAATGACCAAAATTTATCAGGTTCAATGACTTTATTTAATCCTAGTTCTAATACATTTGTAAAACACTTTTTAAGTAATATAAGTATTCTCACATCAAATGATTATAATAGAAATGACTTTATTGCAGGATATGGAAATACAACAAGTGCAATAAATGCAATCCGTTTTCAAATGTCATCAGGCAACATAGATGCTGGAACAATTAAAATGTATGGGATTAAATAATGCCACTAACTAAATTAAATAATAAAGCTGTAGCAAATGTAACTTCTATACCAGTTGCTCTAGGAGATATGGTATTAGTATCTAGTGCTACTGCTTCATCTTCTGCTAGTATAGAATTTTCATTGGGGAATTATAAGGAGTATAAATTCTTCTTTGTGAATATTCACCCACAAAATGATGGCGTACAATTTAGATTTCAAACTTCAACAGACGGTGGAAGTAATTATGGAGTTACTAATACTTCAACATATTTTATTGCTTATCAAAATGAAGCTGGTACAGAAAATGATTTAACTTACATTACAGGAAGTGACCAAGCACAAACAACAAATGATATTGCATTAGGTAGTGGGGATAATGCTAATGACAGTGGTATAGCTGGAACATTACAGATTTTTAATCCATCATCAACAACCTATGTTAAACATTGGATTAATAGGTCAATCAATGATCCAAGTTCGTATGCACAAGATGAATTTCAAGCTGGATATTTTAATACCACATCAGCATTAACTAATATCAGATTCCAAATGTCTAGCGGAAACATAGATGATGGTAAGATATTGATGTTTGGCATTAACTAAAATGGCAAGCATTTTAGCCAATGAATTTTGCTTTGCTCAAAGCATTAAATAATATATAGGAGAATATATGGAACATAAAATAGTAAATGGTATTCAAGTACCTCTAACCGCAGAAGAAATAGCACAAAGACAAGCAGAAGAATCAGCTTGGTTAGGTGGTGCTTATCAAAGATCCATGAATGATTTAAGACAAAAAAGAAATGCTTTGTTATCTGCCACAGATTATTTAGCATTATCTGACCAAACCTTATCTCCAGAAATGTCTGCATACAGACAAGCATTGAGAGATATAACTGAAGGATTACTAACAGTAGAAGAAGTGAATGCTGTAGTATTTCCTACAAAGCCATAATTAAATGCCTAAGCAATCTTCTACAGAAGTAAAATTGGAATATATCTGCAGAGAGATTAAGGAACTTAAAGAAGAACAAAAACAACTAAGAGCTGATATTAATAAAGGCAAAGGTGCTATTTGGTTATTGATTGCTATTTCTGGTATTGTAGCCGCAGCTCTATCTTATTTTAGAAACTAACTCTTGACATATATTGCGTTGCAACATATATGCACGCATATGATACCTTATAACAACGAAGAAATGGAGTGGTTAAGTTATGTTTAATAATCCTTTTAAGTTTCCAACTTATGCGGAATGGAAAGAATCTGTAGAGAAAATTAATGCAGATGTAATGAAGTTCTACAAAGATTGGTTTTCTGATTTAAAAAAATATTTAGACAAATAGTTTTATTCTGTCATACTAATTAGTATGAAGTTTGCACTAATTATGTATATTTGTTCTGTAGTTGCAGGACAATGCGGAGATGGAATTACAGATCCTGTAGTTTATCCAACGCATAAAGATTGTGCGATAGCTGGCTATACTAAATCCTTAGAAATTATCACAGACATGGATGAAGCAGATGTCAATAAGAATAAGCTGTTCTTTTCTTTTACTTGTACACAAGCAAATTACAGCTAACAATATCTAGTAGTATCTATTTACACATATACAACATATAGCTATACAACTATATAGTGTTATGGGTATTAATGACAAACATAATAAAGGTATTATATCAGAATTGGTTGCTCTTACCTACCTTGCTAGACTTCCTGATACTATTGTATTTCAAGCTATTCATGGTGTTGGTCCTGTAGATATTGTTACTTTTAATGTAAAAACAAAAGAGTATATTAACTATGATGTTAAATCTGTGTCTTTCAGAAAGAGCAAAAGCTATGGCTGCAAAGAAGGTACTAGAATCAATAGATGTGCCAGCAAAAAACAAAAAGACTTAAATGTAAAAATATTATATGTCTACGAGGATGGAAGAGTTAAAGTACAGGATTAAAGAACACGAAGGGTTCAGAGATACTGTTTACTACGATCACTTAGGAAACGCTACAGTAGGTTGGGGTCATCTAGTTACATCCGAAGATAACTTTACTTCTGGAGTTACCTACCCAGAGGAAGTCCTGGAGCAAGTCTTTGAAAAAGATTTTGCCAAAGCCAAAGAAGGAGCAGATGAATTGTGCAGAAATCTACCTATTAATTATATTGCAAGAGGTGTGATTATTGAAATGTGTTTTCAATTAGGCAAAACAGGAGTTTCTAAATTTAAGAAAATGTTTGCAGCATTACAGACAGAGGATTATACAACAGCTAGTGAAGAGATGTTAGATTCTAAATGGTTTGAACAAACACCAGTTAGAGCTAAGTCTTTATCTTATATTATGAGGAGTTCTAACAAATGATTTGGAGTATCTTACCAACTCTATTTAAAACAGGAGTAGATGTCTTTAACAAAAGGCAAGAAACCAAACGATTAGAAGCTCTTGCAGAACGAAACTATATGGAGCGTGTAGCCAAAGGCGAAGTAGAATACCAATCCAAAGTCATGGATAATCAAAATCAAGGGTGGAAAGATGAGCTAGTGCTTATCATTGTATGCTTACCTATTGTTATTCTTGCTTGGTCTATCTTCTCTGGAGACCCTCATGCCAAAGAAAAATTAGATATGTTCTTTGAATATTTCAATAATTTCCCAGAATTTTACAAGTGGTTAGTAGTAGGAATATTTGGTTCTATCTATGGATTAAAGCCAGGTATTGATTTATTAAAGAAAAAATAATGTCACAAGATATTTACAAAATGTTCAGTTCACAGTATTCCAAGAAGATAAGTTTATTATCACAACAAACTGGAGAACGATATGGCAAAAAAAAATCTTCTAGGACTAGCAAAGCTACCAAAAAAAAAGATAAGAAGAAAAGGTAGACATTCCAAAAAGCATAAAGCTAAGAAGTTTTCTCGTGGACAGGGGAAGCCGATATGAGAAGATTTTGTGGTTGCCAAAAGAGATCTTTCTATAATAGAATACGCAACTTTATTTTAAAGAAATTATTAACATTCTTTGGTAGAATGGAAAATAAACTATGGAGAGAATTGTATGTTCTTAAATCTACGAAACCTTGTACCTGTAATCAGAACAGAAGTATGCAAGAATTTACGAAGAGAGTATCAGCACAATCTCCTAACCCAGATATGTTCAATCATTGCGTTGTTAATGATGATAAGGATTATACCTAATGAAACAAAGACACGATGACTTACTGGCTAAACACGCTAAAGAAATATCTAAAGAGAAAAAGAACAAAAGTATATTTAAAAATTTTGGCGTTGTGGATACTTATAATCATGGCACTACAGGATATAGGATAAAAGAAGGCAGCAACAAAGATAAGGTTGTTGGTCATATTAAACTTAAGGAAAAAGAGATATGAAGATAGATTTGAAATGGATTCTTGGAGTGTTTGGAACAGTTTTGTTGTCTCTATCTACCTGGGTGTTACTAAGTGTAGTTGAATTAAAAGAAGATACTTCTTTAATTAAAGGAGAGCTATTTCAAATTAACCAACAATTTGGTAGAGTGTATAATCACATGAATGAAATGTTAAGAAAGCCAAGTTATTAATGAGCTGTATCTATAAATTATACATGGGTTTTTGTTGCTTGTTACAAGACTGTAAATGTATCAACAGCGAAAGAGAAAAAACAATAGATCACATAAACGCTTTTAAGTATATTGGTTTGTAATGGTAAAAAAAGTTTATCAAAATCCTAAAGGTGGTCTCAATCAAAAAGGTAGAGAATACTTTAATCGTAAAGAAGGATCTAATTTAAAAGCTCCTGTTAAGTCTGGTACAAATCCAAGAAGAGTTAGCTTCGCTGCAAGGTTCGGCAACATGAAAGGTTCTTTGTTAAATAAGAATGGAGATCCTACTAGATTAAAACTAGCATTGAAAGCATGGGGGTTTGGCAGTAAGGAAGCTGCTAGGAAGTTTGCTGCACGCCATAAGAAAAGCTAATGCGTAAAAAGAAAATAAGAGAATTTATTGTAGGTAACTGCGGTATCTGCAACAAGGAACATAGAACCACCAATGGCGGTTGGATTATCAATGCAGAAAAGAAACTATTTTGCCATGGTTTTTGCTTTAATCTTTATGTTGATAATGCTACTATAGGAAGATTAACTAATCCACCAAGGAGAAAGACATATGCCACTAACTACCAAAGGTAAAAAAATGATGAGTGCCATGAAGAAAGAATATGGCATGAAAAAAGGTGAGTCTGTTTTTTATGCTACGATTAAAAAGAAAAAACTAAAAGGCATGGAAAAGAAATCAGGCAAATCATTTCAATCCTTATTAATGAAAGGTTAAAAAGATTAATTATAACGATTCCTTAATCGTATTATAATCTTCCCAAATTCTTTTTCCTTCTTGCCAAAACCTTTTCTTTTCATATTTCATTTTAAGATGATGCACGATGGTGGAGTGATCTCTTTCTCCTATAAACATAGACACAGAGTTTAGGGAAATATTTAATACTTCTTTAATTAAATTAATAGCAATGGATCTGGCTTGCACCAAAGACATTAATCGTTTATTAGAAATAAAATCTTCTTTGCTAACTTGATATAAATCACAAACCTTATCTACAATATCATTGCCAATGGTAATTCCTGTTTCTGTTATTTTATTGGAATGATTTTTATTAATGTATTTAACTCTAACAATTTCTTTGCTGAATTGATTAGACTCCAATCTATCTATTTGCTTTCTATGTTTTATTCCTAAGTTATATCCATTCCTGGCAGCAGTTAGATAAATAGTTTTCTCTCTTGCTGTAAGATTTTCGTAAGGGGTAAAGTTTAATACTTGTTGTAGTTCTTCGTTTTGTTTTTGGTTAAGCATAGTATCCTCTCTAGTTGTTTCACAACTTGTCGTTGTTTGTTTTTTTTGTTTTACAATTACTATCTATTAGACAATAATTGATCTTCTGTTTGCATTACTTTGTTCATCAACTGAATAGATTGTTGATGATACTTGTTAGCTTTAGACTTTAACTGTAGAAACTTATCATGTTTCTTTTGCTGCAAGTCTTTCAGCTTTTGCAAACGAGTTCTTAGATCCATTAGAATCCTCCTTTGTTATTTTAGTTCTCTCTATCTTGAGATTACTAACCTTAACTTCTACAAAAGTACCTCGTTCTCCTTTTATAGCGTTCTCTTCGTTCTCGTATTCTTCCACATAAGAAAAGAAACAAGTACCGAATACAGTTTTTTTAATCACAATTTCACCCTTTTGTCTATATCTTTTTATGTAATTCTTTAGCCATATCTAAATAAATACTAGCATCCAAATAACTATCTGCTTTAAATTTCTCTGTGGTTCGTAACATCTTTAACATAACCATACATTGTGCTACTTGGTGTGGTTTAATATCTTTATGAAGATGATCCTTTAATACAACAGACCAGAGCATAGCCAATAAATTAAAATTGACTTCATAGTTTCCATACTCAGAATTTTTCTGCTCACGCAGTTTGTTTTTGATTTGCTCTTCTAAATTTATAGTTTTGTTCATACTCTATCTCCATGTGTGTTAGTTTTGCTTGCAAAGCACTAAGCGTTGCAAATGGTGTGTCATCTCCGCTAAGATCCATTCTTGTTTCCATTGCTAGTTCTACTAGCTCCTTTAATGTTTGTATTTCTTTTAAGTGTAGCATTCTTTCTCCTTTTGTTTTTACTCTCCTGTGGGAAAACAAAATTTATAGCCAAATAGAAAGGGGAAAGTGGCTAAAAAAACCCACAGGAGAATGAGATTTAATTTTCAGTTATTTAAAACTGTCCTTTAAATCCTGTGTTTGTTTTACCATAAGTCGGCTTTGCCGCAAATGATTTTTGTTGGTATCCACCAGCAGGTTTAGCACTAGACTGAGATGGTGTAAGGATTATTGTTAATCCTCCTACCTCATCCTTAGATGCGAATGCTGCTTGGTTATACCAATCATTCCCAATTTTAACTCCAATTTTCCAGTTTTTTCCTTCTGGTGCATTTGGGTTAGCTGGTCCTACCATTACAGGTAAGTTAGAACCCTCAGTATATTGAGGATTGGGTACTAAGTTAATGTACAGTTTGTCTGACATTTTTATTTGCTCCTTTATTGTGCCAATTATTTATGGCTTAGTTGTTCCATACGACTTTCATAAACTTTTTTTAGTTCTGAAAGTGCGTTTGGATTTTTATGTTGAAGATATTTAATTTGATCTGCATACACAGTATCTTTAAGATGTTTCAATCTTGGAAGATGTATTGCTTGTGCAAATTCATTTTTTATATCTTCTATATCAACATCAATCTCTCCTGCTTGTTGCTGAGTTTGACTAATGTTACCACTAGCTTTTGCTTGTGATTCTTTTTTAGATTTGAATGGTTTTGCTTCATACCCATCCTCGTAATCCATCCCTGTCTTTAAATTAAGTGCATTGAGGAACGCATATTTTTTAGCATAGCTCATTCCATTACCAGTGCCAAACTTATCTAAGTTTCCCATGGCACTACATCCATTAATCTCAATATAGTCTGTTGGATTATCAATATCATGTATTTTCATAAAGCAAGTTACCATGACATAACTATCTGTAAGTTCATTGCTGTAAGTACACACAGGATATAAGCCATTAGATAGCAATGCTTCCATAGCAACCTTCTGTACTTCATCATGTTGCAATGGGTTAAAGTGCATCCCTGGAACTCTTTTTCCTTTGACTACCCCTGTTGCTTCGCAAGCAGCTTTATGTAGTTTTTGGTATATGTTTTGTTTCATTTTTTTCTCCTATCGTTTTATATTAAATGGGTTTTCAAAAATACTTGGATATTGATGAAACCATTTCATTTGTTTTTTTTGCCATTCAGATAAGCTATCCAAGTTAGCCACCATTAAAGTCATTAATAAAATAAAACTAATGACAATAATCTTTAATGTTCTTTTTAGTTTCTTTTGTTCTATTCTTTCTTGCCTGACCTGTTCGTAAAAACCTTTCAGCATATGATCCCTTTCACAATTAAATACAGTTTTATCTCTATCTCTTAATCGTTCTATGTGAGCTATTGTATTTTCATCAATCATTATATCCCCCATAATTGTTTAGCTATACCAACTTGCTCTTCAGTAAGATCAGAGTAATAGAAGTTTTTTAAATCTGGAGCTTCCACTAACTTTGCCATTTGACTTGCTTGACCTTTGCTGACCTCAAGTAAATTTTGTATGGTAAATGCTTTGTTTACTAATTGATGATAGTAGTATTCTAGTCTGTCATCTTCTGGTTCAAAGATTTTATATTCTTCTTGATTGACATAACCAAGATATCCTTTTTTACCTGTAGCTTTCCAATAGAACGCAACTTGCTTTAGATAGGTTTCTTCGCAATCATCAATCGTGTTAGGAAGTTTTTGTATGATTTGACCCATACCATTTTTATTTTTTCTAAAGTTAATTGGTTTTGATTTTAGTTCTAAAAATTTATTTTCAGATTCAAAATCAATACGACCCAAGATGTCTAAGATTAATCCTTGTGGTGTTACATGAACATATCGTTCTGATGTTAAAGGTTCATCACCAAATACTTCTTTGACTAACTTTAATGTTTGTTCAATAGATGCTTTGCACGATGGTATCATATCAATTCTACATTGTTCATCTCGTTCATCTTTTGGTTCGTTATTATTGATGATTGCCAATTCATGTTCAAAAATTTTATCAAACAATTCTGGTTTCACTTCTTCTTTTTCAGCAGCTTTAAAAATATATTTAGATAATAATCTTTGTGCTACATTTCCGCACAACGCACCATAGTATGCTTTATAACCTACTTTGTTTTGCCTACGCATTGCTTGTGTACTACAAACATAACTGATGATGTATTTTTGGATGGGGATATTAAGACTAGATGGTGAGAAATGGTCATAAGATTCTCCACCACTTAATTGTGATCTTATTGTATTAGCTAGTTGTTCATTCATTTTGTTTTCCTATTTTGTTTTTTATTATCCACACTAATAAAGATAAAGATTGTGCTTGTCAATAGGCAAAAAGTATATATACATTAAGGTTATTTAACAATTAAACAAAAAAGGAAAATTACATGACACTAAAAGAGTACCTAGATGAAAATAATATATCTAGTTTAATTGAAGCCGCCAAGTTTTTTAATTTGCCTGGCAAAAATCCTAGCACCAATATCATGCGTTATATTCGTGGAACTAGAATACCCCATCAGGAAATAATGAAAGTTATTTTTAACAAAACAAATGGAAAGGTTACACCTAATGACTTCTACCAAAAAATCTGGAGTAAATAAATTTCCTTATTCAAGAATAAAAGTTTATTGGAATGATATTCAAACTCATTCTGATTGGATTTCTATTTCTGACATTGAGGAATACAGCACAGCTAGTTGTGTTGATGAGGGTTTCTTGTGGAAGAAAGATAAATCAAGAATATGGATATTTAGTTCTTATTCTAAAAATGAAGATGGCAGTTATGATGTGGCAAATGTTACTTGCTTTCCCAAAGGATGTGTTACGAAAATAGAAAGGATTAAGTAATGAATGAAGAAGAAATGAAAAGGATCATCGAAAGCCAGATCAATAGTTTAATCATGCTAGAGAAGCAGATCGCAGATATTCAAACGCAATTAAAAATTCTGCAAGAATTAATCAATGAGTTAAAACCTCATGGTTAAATTAAAAAATTCAACGCATGATTTTTATGAGATCACTAGATTGAATAAAGAAGTTTGCTTGGAGGTAGTTAAAAAGATTGAGGATGAGTTTCCTAAATTTAAAATGGACCACTTGGTTTATATCTATCAAATGGCTTTGCACGACTACTTTACCAATGAACAATTAAAAAAACTTGTATTGCACCTATCCAAGAATGAAGTCAGCAAGAAATTATAATATGGCTAGAGATACATACGCATTTTCTAATGGAGTTTATAACGATTGGCATAGAAAGTATGAGGGTATCGCCATGATTGATATAGATAGCGTTGAGGTATGCAAGTATTGTTATGAGCCATTAGCTATTATTGAAACCTCTTACTATCGTGGTCATACAAACAAGGCAACTAGACTTACCAAAGAGATAGCGAAGCGATGTAATGTTCCAGCTTATATGCTGTTCTATTATGAGCTTGAAACCCCTGCTAAACCACCTGAAGAACGAGCAAAACACCCTCAAATTTTACGATATGACCCTAGATATGACATAGACCTTAGGTTTGTTTGGAGGAACTTATTTGAGTACCATATTGCTTATAAGGAAACAGATCAGAATGAATGGTTAGAAGAATTAAATATGTTGCATAAAAGACACAGTAAGGAGTGTATAAAGTGGCAGAAATAAGGCAGAACTACGATAGTTCAAGATCATTTT